GGGATGGGTGAATTTGTTTTGAAGAAAATACCATACCAAACCGAACCTGAAAGAAAGAGCAATAAAACAGTTAGAAAAAGAAGAAAAACAAATAAAACAAAAAAAAATAAATAATCAATGATTGTCTGAACATTCGTCTTATCTTCGCAATATGAAAAGACATATTCAATAGTTCTTTTAGATGTCATTTTAATAAGTATATAGTTTTAAGCTATGATATATGAAAAATAAATTCTGCTGGTTCGGGTTAGATTAGTATCTCAGAGAAATAAAATATACTTTTTAGGTAAAGTAGAAAAATAAGCATTTGAAAAAAAAATTGAGATGGATTTTGTTTGTTGTTTCAAATGTATCAATATAACCAATCATCAAAGTTTCAAAACTATTTATTATATTTTAAGAATGAGTACCCAAATTGATTTTAGAACGCTTCCAACCAATGTGCCCAGCTTGTGCATTCCTCGCGTGTTCAGTAATTGGACAGAGGGTCGTATTCGACGTGTATTCGATGACCTTTCGATGGGTGAAATCCAACGTATCGATGTTGTAAGCAAAACGACTGAAAAGGGTGAGAAATTTAACCGTGTCTTTGTTCACTTCAAGCGCTGGTTTTCCAATGAGAACGCAGACATGACGCGTGAGAGAGTGCTGAATGGTAAGGAGATTAAGATTGTCTATGACGACCCATGGTTTTGGAAGGTATCTGCTTATCGTGAGCCTAAAAAGCAAACTAACGGAAGAGAACGTCCTCGTGCGTCAATCCAATTTGACGATGAAGACAAACCCGCAAACAACAGACCAGACAACAAGCCATACAACAGGCCAGACAACAGACCAGACAACAAGCCATACAACAGGCCAGACAACAGACCAGACAACAAGCCATACAACAGGCCAGACAACAGACCAGACAACAAGCCATACGCCAAGAACAGACCAGACAACAAGCCATACAACAGGCCAGACAACAAGCCATACGCCAAGAACAGACCAGACAACAGACCATACAACAAGCCAGACAACAACAAGTCTATTGGAATGACGCAACCTGTAAGAAGCGAACGCGACGCAAAAGAGAGCTGCGACACGAGTCCAGTTGTAGAACCAGTTGTAGTTGTCAAGACAGAAGAAGTCGTTGCCCCAACAAGTGATACAACATCATCCAACCAAGACCTTCCTGGCATCAATATCAATTACGGGTCAGCGACTACTATTCCCAAGAGACGCAAGCTTAAGATCAAGAAAGAACCAGTATCTTTGAAGGTTGAGGTTGAGGAAGGTGAAATCGCTGAATTGTAAGGTAAGTAACAAGGACAAACAGGTATAAAAAGTATATGTAGTATTAAAGTATATGTAGCATTAAAGTATATGTAAAATTTAAAAAGAGGGTTACCTTTTTTTATCAGCAAGATGATATTAGTTGTTTTTCTCTCTTTACATCATATATGGATGTTACCATTGTAGAAGGTGAATTCGTGTAAATGTTTATTTGTAAAAATAAAATATAAATGTAAATGTAAATATAATTTATAAAATGAGTGAAATTTATTCGAATGACGCATTAAAAATAATTCAAGATATGAATAATATGTCAATGTATCAAATAAAATTTAATTATCCGTCTCCGTCGTTGGCTAGATCACTAATAAAAACACATATAATCCAAGGTGGAACAATATCTACTGATTATTTAACTATGAGATTTAAAGCGAATTCAGTAGTTCCATTTAACATTTTTAGAGAAGATTATAATAAAATAAAAGGAAAAGAAATATTAAGTATAAATTTAGTAGCGAGTATGTTATCAAGTTTATCCTTACAATTATCACATATAATATTAAAAGAAGGCAAGACGATAATGGGTTATTCCCCTGAAAATGTAATAGTAATAAACGGCGACGTATTTGCGTTCATAGGAAGCGAATACTTAATAGATATAGATGAAGAATGTAAAGATGACGCTATAATAAGTTTTCCGTTTGTGTCGAATGATTTTTTTGCTTCACCGGAATTATTATCAATAAAAGAAATACCGTCAAGGGTTCATTATAAATCAACATATTTTAGTTTAGGTTGTTTAATATTATTTGCTTTATCAACGAGTGATAATTTTAATAATTTGTATAATGATTATTTGAAAGAGCCGAAAAGTGTTAAAATTTACGAATGTTTAAATGAATTGAATTTAAAAAACACAAAGTTTTATTGGCTTCTCTCTAGATGTTTAGTTGAAGACCCTGTAAAACGCAGTATTTACTTTTTATAATTAAAATCTCATATTATGTTATATGTCATTAACTGCTTTTAAAAGAAAATCTGTAATAAAACACGGGTCCAAACGTTCAGGTTCGTCACCAGGTGGAGTATGGCTGCCTCAAGGTCCATTTGGTCACTCAAAAACCGGGCTTCAATTTCCAGTTGATGAAAGGAATTATAGTTCTGTAGGTTTTTCGATTAATGGTGGTCATAGAAATGTTGGTGGAGTTGGAAGAGAGATGAAAATGTCTAAATCGGGAACGCCTTATAGAGGAACTGAGCCGATTGGATTTGGTGGAACCTTTGGTAAATATCCTTCCGCTGTATTAATAGGAGACGCCAATACAAGTTCAACAATTGTTCTTCCAAATCCTGGAAGTCATCAACCGGCAGTAGAACCAATATTGAATTCAAGAATTGTGAATACAAGGGGAACCGAGCATCTATATATAAAGCCAAGTGTTCTCTCTACATACGGTATGTTACGTAAAAAATACAGGTGGGCATATAATGGCCAATATCCAAACCGCTGGGTTCAACCGAATTATACTGGAGCCCAATCAGATAGTGCAAGTCAAGGATTATATATTCAAAAGAAAGCATCGGCGAATGTTTGTAGTATTAAAGTGAATGATGTAGCGAATTATGGTGAATATAATTTGCATCTAACAAGAGGGTGTAATAATCCAACGAATGCTCAAAAGCCGTTTCCTTATGCTGTTCAGACCGGAACTGGTATAAAAGCCGGTGGTATAAGCGTAAGTCGTGTTGGAAATGCTTGTGGTACATCTACAACTTATTTGAGTCCGCCTGAATGGTATACAAGGGTAAAAATGTTTAAATCGGCACCAAGCAACGATGCGGCACAGACAAACCTGTTAGATGGCAACACTGGGACAAACACTGCGAATGCCGTCGCACCACCCATGCTATAGCTTCCTTATTAAAGTTTAAGTAAATCTCATTCACGAACAAGATTTCCTAAATTTTTGACTCGTTACCCACGTGAGTTTCAAGATAAAAATAATAATTAAAATAAAAATAATAATAAAAATAATTAAAATAATATATTAAAATTATTTTAATTTATAAATTAAATGGCAAATTCCGGTGTTTTTGGTTATATAATTGGAAGAAAAAAGAGATTAATGAGGGTCGAAAATGATGCCGATTTGCTTTGGCAGATTTTAGTAAGAGAGATATATGTATTAATGAAACATTATGGGTCAAAAGAATTGCTTCAAAAAGAATTTGAAAAAATAAAGACAACAAAAAATATTCCAAAGAAAACAGATATAGAGAAATTAAACATATTCAATGACTTTGAAAATAAAGAAAGTTATTGGCATAGTCTTTTAAGACATTGTCAAGGTAGCTTTATAAATATTTTGGAGTCGGGTTATATTGTAAATCAAAAAGAAGATTACGGATTGCTCTTTATAGTTGATTTTAATAAAGGGTCTGTAAACTTTTATAGTAATAGTCACATAAATAAATATGAAATATTACAAACAGCAACAATTGAAGAAATAATGGAGTTTGACGATATGCCGGTAAAAACATACACGGAAATAGTAGAAGAAATGAATGATAGATTTAAAATATGGTATAATAAATATTCAAAGGTAAATGAAGAGTTAAATAAATTGAATAAATTAAAACAAGATGCGAAAAGGCAATGTGCCGGTAATATTGAATATAAAGTGAATAGATTAATATATGATATGGAAGTAGCAAAGAGAGAAATAAGCAAGAAAAGGCGAGTGTTTTATTATAGATTAAAAGCCCTAGACCTTATTGAAGAAGAATAAATAAACAAATAAAACAATATAAACTTATTTTTATATACAATATAAATGGAATATAGTATAAGCAACGATAGTAACGTTATCAAGGAAGCATTGTTAAATATTTATGACCGTGTTATGGTTTTAAAGATGTTTGTAGATGTAGAAGATGACAATTTAATTGATAAATATATTGAAGCTGCGTCGTCCCACAATAACAAATTATTGAATAATCCAGAGCAAATAGATGCGGGTTTTGATTTATTTTCCCCAAGTGCTCCAGATTCAAGAGATGATACTAACTGTGATCCTTCGTCATTGCGTTTTTTCGGTCCAGGTTGGCCGGATCACTCTCCAGTAAACAAATTAAATTTAAGAGTGTGCTGTTCCGGAAGAATATTTACAGATTCAGGGAAGAATTTTAATACAGGATATCATATGCATCCTCGTTCGTCGCTTTCAAAAACTCCTTTGCGATTAGCGAATTCAACTGGTATTATTGATGCTGGTTATCGTGGTCATCTTATGGGTATGTTTGATGTGGTAAATAAGCAACCTGATTTGACTGAAGCAGACTATGTTGGTCGAAAATTTGACCGCTACTTACAGATTTGTGCTCCGGGTATGATTCCAATTATTGTAGAAATTGTAAAATATAGAGTAGATTTGGGTGATTTTACAGAAAGGGGAATTGGTGGGTTTGGTTCTACTGGTCGTTAAACTTTGTTTTTACGTGTCTTTCGCATTTTATTAATTATTCCTAAAACCTCGTCTGTTATGGTATTTCCACATTTAGTTTTTGGATGTTGTCCTTCGGATTTTATGTTTATGTTTATGTGTAAGTAAATGTTTATTATAATCTTTTATGGACGTGGTATTATAGTCACATATTTTACAACAATATTGTTCGTGTTCTATAAGGGATTTTTCATTAGACATTATTAGTAATAATAAAATAAAAAAAATAATTATAAACAATATAATTCTTCGCGGGGTCGCCCGCGTTTAATCTTAACAAGTTTATCAAAATGTAACGGGTTTAATTCCTTAGGGTCGTCGGTGGTATACCCAGAATTTATTATATTTTTAAAGACGTGTTCGTTCATAAATACATCATTATGTTTGTAGTCAATTTTAAACTCCTTTTTAAATTTTGTTTTAATTTTATCATAAACGGATTGTTTTCTTCTTTTAACGTCTTCCAGATTAAAAAAAGATACGGAAAAATCGTGATTATTTCCGCCGACTATAATTCTACAAATGGTTTCGTAATATTCGTTTCGTTTTATTTCTTTGGAAAAATCAGTTTTTCCGTGCGACGCGTTTTTAAAACTTATTCCGATATAATTACTATGATATTTTAAATTTGGGCGCGTTTTTCTTGTTTTCCTTAAATTACATTTTAATTTTTTCGTATTTTTGTTAATATAACGACAAAAAACAGCCGATTTATTTAGAGTAGCATCATATTCGTCGGGGTGGTAATAAGTGATTGATTTTGGTAAATGTTTATAAAGTGGGGGCAAATTCGCAAGAAAATCCCCGTTGGTTACATATCGTTTAAACATTAATCTCTCTTCTTTGATGAATTCATTTAATTTTTCAATAGAAGGGCCGTTTAAAACTCTTGGTGCCCCAAAAGTAACGCATCCTATTTTATTGGTTGGTTTATATTTTAAAAACAAAAAGGAAAAAATAAACGACGCAGCGCCACCCAACGAGTGACCAGTTGCGAATATTTTATAATCGTCGCTTTTTAAAAATTGTGTGGATAAAAATGTTATTGCTTCTAATATGGTGTAAAATATTTCGGCAATTATCTTAAAAATTCCCAACATATATCCGTCGGCTTGGTCGTCGCATGTTTCAAACGGAGCCGAGGACCGAACCTTTGCCCAAGAGACCGCACTTTTTGGGGAATAAGTTCCTCTACAGCAAATGAAAATGGCGTTTATGTCTTTAATTGCCACTATATAAACGCTGGAATAATTGGACGTAGAGATACACACATATTGAACATTTTCTAATTGTCGGTGGTTAAACTCTGGTTGGTTGTCAGAGTAATTAATGTCATTAATTTTGTTGGTTATTTCGCTTCTATGGGTTAAGTTTTCCTTAAAAATGTCGTTTAACTTTACCTTCTTAATAGCGTTCAGTTGTGTTTTAAATGACGGGATGTTAATGTCGTTTATTACCTTGGGCAAAAAGGTGTCGTTGTCAAAGTAAGCAAGTCTAGAAAAATTACCTAATAAATAACTGATTAAGGGCACCTTGGTGTCTGTCATATAATATTATAATATTAAATAATATTAAATAATAGTTGAATATTATAATTTCGGCATTGGGACAAATCGTTAGGAATTTTGGATTATGATGTGGCGACATTTTTTAGAATTATATGGTCTTACCAAATAGGCTATGCGTCTTTCATTTGCATTTTGACGAGTTTAAGGTGTTGGCGGATTGCGAAGAATTATTCTAACAAGGTGGATAAGACGCAGCGAGACAAGAATAAGAAGGATTTAATGAAGAACGAGCACGTATCTTTTGGTTGGTTGGTGTCGTTGAATACGAATATAGATAAATTCGACAAGGACACGATAATGTTCAAGTGGATAAATACTACTCAGTGTATTTTGTATATAAACAATCTTCTCTCGTTTAATGAGCCAGAGAAGATTTTAAGATTGGGTTATTTATTATCTTCCCAATTGTATAAATTTATCAAAGTGTAAGACACTGACGACATAGAGTTGGGTAGTTTAAGATAGACGAATTATAAAATATTAATAGTTTAATAATATATATGAAACATTTAAAAAAAATTATATTGATTACAATAATAGTATGTGGTATTATATTAGTTTTCTCTCTATTGTTGAATAATCAATCTCTTTTGAAAGAAGGATTTACGTGGAATTCAAAGTCTACAACAGATTTTCTGAATATTCAAAGAACGCAAAATCGCAATAAAATTTTTGATGTAAAAATGATTCAAGAAAATCAAGCAAGTCAAGAAGAATTGAATTATTTTCTTGAAAATGGGTTATGGCCATGGTCGCAGAAGACAAAAGAATTATATGAAAAATCGTCGAAAAAGAATTCGTTAGTAAGAAATTATTCAAAGGATTCTATAAAAGATGCGAGAAAAATATATAATGAAGCGGCGATTTTAAGAGTACTTTCTTATCAAACAAATGAAGGTCGGTTTTTGTTAGACGGTGTGCTTATAAAAAATCCATCTGGAAATAAATATGAGGTTCTTCCAAGTGGTTTTGGTGATTTTGCTTTAAGTAAAGAATCTGGATTGTTGGAAAATAGAAGTGATGATATAATAAAATGTAATATGGATAATTCAAATAATGCTAGGTTAGATAGAATAACATATATGGGTAGAGGAGGTATATTCGGTGAACAACGAACAAATACAACTCAAGTGGATTATAATAATTTGGACGAAATAATACCTGGTTTCACATTTTTGAAAGGTCCGTGTAATCCGTGTGGAGCTATAAATAAAAATGCGGATTATTCTTGTCCTTTTAGATTGAAAGTAAAAAACAATCCTCCATTTGTAAGCGAAGTATGGCAGCATTTATGGGGTTTAAACGACAACCAATAAATAAGTTAAAAATAAAAAATAAAAAATAAAAAATAAAAAATAAAAAATAAAATTTTAACTGATGAATGTAACTAAGTAGTTATATAATTTGTGTCTCATCATCTGTAGATTTATCAAATATGTCACAATCGATACCAACGCTAATATCTCTCATTAACTGTGTAGCGGTTTGTGTAAGGTATGGGGAATCAAGAGTGTTTGATAAATCGTGTTGAATTACTGAAACATTTTGATATGAGCGGTTGTTTCTATATGAATAATTATTTTGTCCTCTTAATAAAGAAGG